AAAAGTTAGTAAAATAGTTGCCTCCCTGAACTCTTCTTCTTATATTTAGTTATAAGTTATTAAGTAAAGATCAAGTTATGCACAAGACAGACAAAGAAGCATTATTAGCATTATCAGTATTATTCGGAGCAGTTGCTTTATTCGCAAGTACTCTTTGGTTTTATAATTCACTATAGTATGAGAGAGATAGTTATAAGCTTCCTCTTATTCACTCTCGGTCAACTATTTATATGGTTTCAGACTAACTCGCAATTTATTTCAGAGTGGTGTAAAGAGCATCCATGGGTACTAGCAGCATGTGGAGTACCTATATCATACATCCTTATTAAAGCAACCACATATGTTGTAACAGGATTTGATGGATTACTCTGGCCAGGAAGATTTATAGGCTTCGGATCTGGTATTATAGTCTTCGCTATATGCACGTGGATATTTATGGGTGAAGGTATCAATAGCAAAACTATGATTAGTATAGCTTTATCAACAATATTAATATTAATACAAATTTTATGGAAATAGTGTTTCGAACTCGAGATATATTTCTTATATTTACAACTGAAAGTTGATTGGCATATATTTATTACAGTAACAAATGACAATTAACAATTATTTATTAACAATTAAAGGAGTAACAAATGGCAATTGATTTAAACGCTATTCGCAAGAAACTAAATAACTTGCAATCCCAGACGGGAAAACAAAACAATCTATGGAAGCCTGAACCAGGTAAACAAACAATCCGTATCGTACCTTATCAGTTTAATAAAGATAATCCGTTCCAGGAATTATACTTTCATTACAATCTTGGTAAGAAAACCTATCTTTCACCCGTAACGTTCGGTAAAGCAGATCCTGTAGTAGAGTTTTGCGAACAACTTAAAGCTACTGGTAATAAAGAGGATTGGCAAATGGCTCGTAAAATGGAGCCTAAGATGAGAACCTATGTACCTGTTATTGTACGTGGTCAAGAATCTGAAGGTGTTAAGTTTTGGGGCTTTGGTAAAACTGTTTATCAAGAATTGCTAAGCATTATCTCTGACCCTGATTATGGCGATATTACTGATCCAGTAAACGGTCGTGATGTATCTGTAGAATTTACAGCTGCTGAAGGAGCAGGATCTTTCCCTAAGACTTCTATCCGAGTTAAACCTAATCAAACAGCTGCTACTAGTGATAAAAACATCGCAGATCGTATCATGTCTGGTCAGAAAAATATCACAGAGATTTTCAAAGAGGTATCGTATGATGATCTGAAAGCTGCTCTAGGTGAATGGTTGAATCCAGAAGAAGAGGTCCAAGCTGAGACTGCAGCCCCTCAAGCAGCTGCACCTGTAGCTGGTACAAACAAGGTAGATGACGTAAATCAAGCATTTGACGATCTATTTAACTCATAAGGTTACATATGGCTAAAGATGAAAGAGATGAGCTAGCATCCGTGCTAGCAGATAGTTTAAATAAGAAGTTTAAAGATTATAAGGTAGCTTATTTTCTTGATGGCTCTGAAGATACTCCAACAGATTTGACGGAGTGGATTTCAACAGGTTCATCCATGCTAGACTTAGCTATTGCAAATCGACCTAATGGCGGAATACCAGTTGGTAGAATTACTGAAGTAACTGGTTTAGAAGGTAGTGGTAAATCACTTGTAGCAGCTCACTTACTAGCTAACACTCAAAAGAAGGGTGGATTAGCAGTATACATCGATACAGAGAATGCAATGAATGAAGAGTTCTTACGATGTATTGGAGTTAACGTTCAAGATATGGTATATGTTCAACTTGAAACAGTGGAAGATATATTTGAAGTTATAGAGAGTATTATTACTAAAATACGTGAATCTAGTAAAGATAGGTTAGTAAGTATTGTGGTAGATTCAGTAGCAGCTGCAACTACTGCGGTAGAGTCGGAATCTGATTATAGTAAAGATGGATGGGCTACATCGAAAGCGATTGTATTATCTAAAGCGATGAGAAAAGTCACTCAGATGGTTGGTCGACAGAGAATAGCTCTAGTATTTACTAATCAGTTACGTCAAAAATTAGGTGTAATGTTTGGTGACCCATGGACTACGTCAGGTGGTAAAGCGATTGCTTTTCACTCAAGCTGTAGATTGAGATTAAAATCTATGGGACAGATTAAAGCTAAAGTAAATGGCGTTGATGAGACTGTAGGTATAAAAACTCAAGCACAAGTAGTTAAAAATAGAATGGGTCCACCTCTTCGTAAAGCTGAATTTGAAATATACTTCGATTCAGGTATTGATGACTACGGTGGATGGTTAAAGGTTATGAAAGCGCAGAAATTAGTAGCGTCTGGTGGTGCGTGGTATACGTATACTGATGCAACTGGTAAAGCACATAAATTCCTGTCCAAAGATTGGCAGAAGTTACTAGAGGAGCATCCAGAGATTAAAGAAGAAGTTTATAATAAGATCTGTGACGCGCTAGTAATGGAATATAAATCAGATGCTATCGGTATAGATGATATTGAAATCAGTGATGAGCCGATACCAGAAGGATAGTGAGTATAAGATTGTGTAATGGAGCCGCACATGATTATAAGTATTAGTAGAGTGTATAGCTCGTTATTATACAGCTGAAACCAATGTGTATATGAGAGCGCCTTAAGATGCACTAGAAAGTATAATAAGCTAATAGCTCACTGAGCAGGGGTCTTCATTGATCCCTGCTTTATTTTAAAAGGAAGTTATGAAAAAAGATTACTTAAAAATGTTTGACAATTTAGAGAAGGGTAGTGTTGAAACCGCAGGACCTAATGATAAAGTGCTAATTATCGACGGACTAAATACCTTTATACGTAGTTTTGCTGTATCACCTGTAACAAATGATGACGGTGTACATGTAGGCGGTATATCTGGGTTTTTATTATCTATTGGATATGCAATAAAAACACTGCAACCTACCCGTGTTATCATATGCTTTGACGGTAAAGGTGGTAGTCAGAGGAGACGTAAATTATTCCCTGAATATAAAGCAAATAGGATGGTGCGTACTAAGTTGAATAGAACTAACTCATTCGTCGATAAAAGCTCAGAAGATCAAAATATGAAAATGCAGTTAGGTAGATTAATCCAATACTTGGACTTACTACCTGTGCAATTAATAGCACCTGAAAATATTGAAGCAGATGATTCAATTGCTTATCTATCTAAACAAGTATTAACTAAGAGTAAAATATTTATAATGTCATCAGACAAAGATTTTATTCAACTTGTTGATGATAGAATCGCAGTATGGTCTCCTACTAAAAAGAAGCTATACTTTAAAAACGATGTTGTAGAGGATTACAAAGTACCTGCGCATAACTATTTACTCTATAGAACTTTAACAGGTGATAAATCAGATAATATACCTGGTATACGAGGTACAGGTATCAAAACGTTACAAAAACGATTACCTATATTATTTACTGATAAACATCTAACGATTGAAGATATAATTAGTGAATGCGGAGACTCTAGTATTAAAGTACTCGAAGCTATACGTGATAATAAACCTATAATAGAGATGAATTACAGATTAATGCAATTGAATGAAGTGGATATAAGTGGTAGTAGTAAACAAAAGATTTTACATGTAGCAGACAATAGCATTCCTAGGTTAAACTCAATGCAATTCAAGATTATGGTGTTGGAGGATTCTTTAGGAGGTGCATTCCGTAATTTAGAGTTTTGGTTGCGTGAAAGATTTGCTACTCTAGATATTCAAGCAGAAAAATATAATAAAAGTTGTGATACTAAGTAAGTATTCATATATTAAGGCCTATGAGCGATACATTCCAAATATACGGTTACAATTTTCAAGTAAAATTACTTGCCACTCTATTTAGAGATAAACCATTCTTACAACAGATAACAGATATACTACACCCTGACTTCTTTGAATCTGAAGCTAATAAATGGATAGTTAAATCTATAAGCGAATACTTTATTGAGTATAAAAACTCTCCTACATTAGATGTAATGAAAGTTAAGATTGATGCTATAGATAATGATGTATTAAAAGCATCAGTAGTTGATACGTTAAAAGAGGTTGTTAGAAACTTCGATGGCGAGGATACTCAATTTGTAAAAGACGAAGCATTAAAATTCTGTAAGAATCAGAAGTTAAAATCTGCGATAGTTGATTCTGTAGAATTGTTACAACGTGGAAATTATGATGAGATAAAATTCCGTGTAGATGAAGCAATGAAAGCTGGTACAGATAGAGATATTGGTCATGAATATATGGTTGATATAGATGATCGATTCTCAGAAACAACTAGACAGACTACATCTACAGGATGGGATGTAGTAGATGATTTAATGGATGGTGGATTAGGTCCCGGTGAATTAGGTGTATTTGTAGCACCAGCAGGTATCGGTAAATCTTGGGGGTTAGTGAACGCTGCTGCTCACGCGGTTAAATCTGGTAAAACTGTTATACATTATACATTAGAGTTAAATGGTGCTTATGTAGGGTTACGATTTGATTCTGTATTCACGGGTATAGCAGCTCAAAATTTAAAATTCTATCAAGATAATATAAAAGAGAAGGTAGCTGAGTTAGATGGAGATCTTGTTATCAAATACTTTCCAACGAAAACAGCTACTGTCAATACATTGAAAGCTCATTTAGATAGATGTACTATGTTAGGTAAAAAACCTGATCTAGTGATCGTAGATTACGCTGATCTATTAAGAGGTACAGGTAAAGAGATCCGTCATGAGCTAGGGAATATTTATGAAGATTTAAGAGGTATGGCAGGTGAGTATGAAATACCAATATGGACTGCTTCACAAGCAAATAGATCTGCTTTAGACGATGATGTTATTGGAGCAGAAAAGATTGCAGAATCATATTCAAAAATAATGACAGCTGATTTTGTTATATCATTATCTAGAAAGATTGAAGATAAGATAGCAGGTACAGGTAGGTTCCATGTTATTAAGAATAGATTTGGCCCTGATGGGATAACATTCCCTAGTAAGATGAATATGTCAAATGGTCAGATTCAAATATTCGAACAAGCATCTGTGCAAGGTAAGAGTGCACAAGGTCAAATGGATCAAGGATCTGAAGCAATGCGTAAGCGATTAGCTACCAAGTATAATGAAGCACAACCACCTGTAGAAAAGTCAAAAGATCCGTTCGAGAATCTACAGTGATATAAATATATAATGATAATTATTATAACATCAAGAAACAATAAGTAACGTAAAAGGAAAAAAATGGCCAAACCAGATTTGCTCAAAGAACGCGTAGTCTATAAACCTTTCGAATACCCGCAAGCGTATGATTACTGGTTAAAGCAACATCAAGCACATTGGATACATACAGAAGTACCAATGATGTCAGATGTTAACGATTGGAAACAGAATCTCACTGAGACGGAGAAGAATATTATAGGATCAATACTAAAAGGATTCGCTCAAACAGAAACTGTAGTTAACGATTATTGGACTGGATTAGTTACAAAATGGTTTCGTAAACCAGAAATTATTGCTATGGCAACTACATTTGGTGCTATGGAAACTATTCATGCAGAAGCATATTCTCTGTTAAACGAGGAATTAGGTCTCGATGATTTTAGTGAGTTTCTAGAAGACGAGACAACTATGGCTAAAATTGAAATATTAATGAATGTTCGAGATAGTTTTGATGGTGAAGTTGATTGGCATGAACGAGCTAAATCGTTAGCTATATTTAGTGCGTTTACTGAAGGTGTTAACTTATTTAGTTCATTTGCAGTACTATTATCATTCAAAATGCGCAACAAACTTAAAGGAGTAGGTCAGATTGTTGAATGGTCTATTAGAGACGAATCTATGCACTCTGATGCAGGATGCTGGTTGTTTAAAACCTTACTAAAAGAGCATCCAGAGTTAGATACACCAGAGTTAGAATCAGCTATAAATGAAGCTGCTTTACTATCGTTAAAACTAGAGTTAGATTTTATAGAGAAAGTATATCAGTTAGGTGATTTAGAAGGATGCAGTAAAGATGATTTAGCTCATTTTATAAAGAATAGAGTTAATACTAAACTTGGTGATCTTGGATATAAACCTATTATAGATGGTATCGATGTATCAGCAGTAGATAGAATGAAGTGGTTCGATCACTTATCAGCAGGAAAGCAGCATACTGACTTCTTCGCTAATAGAGTTACTAATTACTCTAAAGGTCACATCGAATGGGATTCAGAATCAATATTTTAATAAAGGACATATATGGACAATAATTTAATAGCTGATTATAGTCAGTGGGAATCAGGTAAAGATTATCCTGCATTCATGGGAGAGGTAGCATTATCTACACTATCTAAAGGATATTTATTACCAGGTGAGACTCCTAAAAAAGCGTATAGACGTGTTGCTCATGCTATCGCAAATAGGTTGAATCGACCGGATTTAGAATCTAAGTTTTTCAAGTATATCTGGAATGGGTGGATTGGATTAGCATCACCAGTATTATCAAACACAGGTACAGATCGAGGATTGCCAATATCATGTTTTGGTGTTGATACTCCTGACTCGGTTAGAGGTATTGGATTAACTAATGCTGAGCTCATGAAGTTAACAGCTTCTGGTGGTGGAGTTGGTATTAGTACTTCACGTATTAGACCTAGAGGAACTGCTATAGGTAAGAATGGTAAATCTGAAGGTGTTGTACCTTGGTGTAAAATTTATGATTCTACTATTATTGCAACTAATCAAGGTAATGTACGTAGAGGAGCAGCAAGTGTTAACTTGAATATTAATCATCCAGATATTGAAGAGTTTTTACAAATTAGACGACCAAAAGGTGATCCTAATAGACAATGCTTAAACTTACATCAGTGCGTTGTTGTAGATGATGCATTTATGCGTAGATTGAATGATAGAGATGAGGAAGCTATGTCCTTATGGTTACAGATTCTTAAATCTCGTGTTGAAACTGGTGAACCGTATATTATGTTTGAGGATAATGTTAATAAAGATAATCCTCTAGCATATATGATGAATAACCTTAAAGTATCTATGACTAACATATGTACAGAGATTACATTACATACAGATGAGGAGCATTCATTCATTTGCTGTCTAAGTTCACTTAATTTAGCTAAATACGATGAATGGAAAGATACAGACGTTGTTGAGATTGCTACATATTTCTTAGATGGGGTAATGCAAGAGTTTATAGATAAGACTAATGGTAAGGAAGCTTTGAAACGTACACATATGCACGCTAAGAAGGGTAGAGCACTGGGATTAGGTATTATGGGATGGCATTCATTCCTTCAACAACGTAATTTACCGTTCAACTCTATCGCATCAACTGCATGGACTCATACTATAATGTCTAAGATTAAATCACAAGCTGAAGAAGCTTCTAGAAATTTAGCAGTAGAGTATGGTGAGCCACTATGGTGTAAAGGTACGGGTATGCGCAATACTCACTTACTAGCAATTGCACCTACTGTATCAAATAGTAGTATTGCAGGATGCTCAGCAGGAATTGAACCATTACCAGCTAATGTATATACATTTAATGGTGCAAAAGGTACATTTATTGTTAAGAATAAAGAGTTAGAAAAATTATTAGTAGAGCGAAAGAAGAATACAGATAAAGTATGGGATCAGATTCTAGTAGATGGTGGATCAGTTCAGAATCTACCAAGTGATGTAGTATCTGAAGATGAAAAAGAGGTATTTCTAACGTTTGCTGAAACTAATCAACTTGAACTAGTTAGACAAGCTGCTATCAGACAGAAGTATATTGATCAAACACAATCCCTTAACTTAGCATTTGCTCCTACTGACTCTCCTAAATGGATTAACCAAGTTCATATTGAAGCATGGAAGTTAGGTGTAAAAACATTATATTACTTGAGAACAGATTCTGTAATTAAAGGTGATTTAGGTTCTAGGACAGCAGAATGTGTTAGTTGTGATGGATAATGTGATTAAAAGTTGGGTATAATAAATAAATTTCTTATATTAAGTAAAAGGATAAGATATGGGTTATAAGAGTACTAAATTATTTGATGGATTTACCTGCTGCTTCAGGCAGTGGAAAGCAAAGACAACACATTGTAGATTCATGCATGGATATGGTATATCATTTAGAGTTACATTTGAAGGTGATCTCGATGATAGAAACTGGGTATGGGACTTTGGTGGTATGAAGAGAGCTAAAACAAAGATCCTCGGTAGATCGCCAAAAGATTGGATGGATTATATGTTTGATCATACCGTTATAGTAGCGCAGGATGATCCTGAATTACCAGTATTCCAAGATTTAAATAAAGCAGGTACGATTCAGTTAAGAATTGTTGAAGCTACAGGAGCTGAGAAGTTTGCAGAATTTATTTATAATAAATTAAATAATTTTGTTATAGAAGAAACTAGTAATCGTGTAAAAGTAACTCAAGTAGAGTTTATGGAGCACAATAAAAACACAGCGATATATTCAAAATAGTTATGAAGATAAGTCACGAAGTACCAAAAGAGTTATTTGAAGAGAGTTTACAGTTTAATGATTATGATTATGCACTAGTACACCTCTTCGATGAAGATCCAGAATATTTACAATTTTATAAAAATTGTGTAAAAAATAATAGACATGTAATTTTAGATAATAGTATATTTGAGTTAGGTGAAGCTTATGATAACGAATCATTTGCTAAGTGGGTTAAAGAATTGCAGCCAACTGAGTATATAATACCTGATGCATTAGAAGATTTAGAGAAAACATGTCATCAAGCTAAAGATTGGTTTGAACAATACGCTGACTTACCTGGTGAGAAAATCGGTGTAGTTCAAGGTAAGAATTACTTTCAATTTGTAGATTGCTATCAATATTTAGATAAATTAGGTGTTGATAAAATTGCTATATCATTTGATTACTCATGGTATCAAGAAATAGCACCTCATCCTAACAAGTACATGTCGTGGATGATTGGTAGAGCTACACTACTTACACGATTACTCAACGATGGAGTTATAAATAAGTGTAAACCACATCATTTACTTGGCTGTGGATTACCTCAAGAATTTACCTTATATAGTGGCAGCGAATTTGATTGGATAGAATCCCTCGATACAAGTAACCCTGTAGTGCATGGAATGTTAGATGTATCTTATCGAGATTTTGGATTAACAGATAAACTTAGTTTGAAATTAGCTGATAATATTAATATAGATATAACACCAGATCAACTGGAAATTATAGATTATAATGTGAGAAAATTTAGAGACTTTGTCAATGGATAAACAACCTTGGATAGCAATGTTTAGCCAAACAGGTAGTGAAATTGCTAATATTGCAGAGAAGCTAGGAAGATGGCCTGATGTAATGATTGTTAACGAGAGAGATATTGATCGTACAATAGATAGTAGATTGCAGAGACGAAATGTTATTTTTGTTCCTAATAGACCTTCTAAATCTGAGTTATACGAGATATGGTCAGAGTATAATTCTCCGTTAATAACATTGCACGGCTGGCTACGTATTATCCCACCATCGCTTTGTGAATCATATAATATATTTAATGGTCACCCTGGTCTTATTAACGTTTATCCTGAACTAAAAGGGTTTGATCCACAAATTCGAGCTATACAAGGTGATTACGATACTGCAGGTTGTGTATTACATGAAGTTACAGCGGGTGTAGATGAAGGCGAAATATTATTACATAAAGAATTTTGTATAGATGGGTTGGATGAACGAGAAAGTTTTCGTATATTTGGTGAAACTTCACTATCGTTATGGGTAGAGTTTCTAAAAGGTAAGTTATGAAGATAGCATTTACAGGTGCTCAAAGTACTGGTAAGACAACATTATTAAATGAGGTAAAATATATATTACCTGATTATAGTTTTATTGATGAAATTACTAGAAGCGTTGTTAGTGATGATATTAAGATAAATGAAGGTGGTACAGATAAAACGCAGATGCTTATAATGAAGAGTCATTTTAAAAACTCCCTAATATCTAACACTGTTATGGATAGATGTGCTTTAGATGGTGTTGTATATACACGATACCTTTATAATAGAGGTCAAGTTACAGAAGAGATGATGGATTATGCAGAGCAAGTATTTGAATCTATAATCGACACATATACGCATATATTCTACCTCGTACCAGAGTTCGATATCGTTGACGACGGTGTTAGAAGTATTGATATAGATTTCAGAAACCAAGTAGTAGATTTATTTAATAAATATATAGAAGAATGTGAAGTACCGATTATTAGAATTACCGGTAATTTACAAGAAAGAGTAACACAAATAAAGGAAGCAATAAATGAGTAATTCAGTAGTAGACATTGCGAGTAAGCATTTAGGACAAACAGTAAGCGCATACTCAGACTTATATGATAAGTCATTATTAGTAAAAGTACCGAGGTATATGAATCGTGAAGCATATGATATTAATGCTGACGATCTACCATTTGTAGGTGTTGATGTATGGAATTGTTACGAGGTATCAGCTATAACAAAGAGGGGTAGACCTGTAACTGGTGTATTAAAGATATCATGCCCAGCAGATAGTGAGTATCACGTAGAATCAAAAAGTATCAAGTTGTACTTAAATTCTCTTAATATGAATCCATTTGGAGATAATAAAAGGCAATGTATTGCTATTATAGAAGATACAGTTGAGAAAGATTTGAGTGAATTACTTGAATGTGAAGTAACATGTAAATTACATACAGGCGGATGGCTAGATACAGACGGCAGTAAAACATGGCTCGGATTTAATAAATTTATTAATATTGAAGAAGTAGTAGATTTTGATAATGTTGAGTTTACATCATTTAAATCTGATGCATCTCAATTAGAAGGTACAGCTAATGATACAGAATGTTATTATCACTCAGATATGCTACGCTCTAACTGCCGTGTAACCAATCAACCAGATTGGGGTGATATATACATTCACATGAAAGGTGATGAGATAGTTACTGCAGAATCATTAGGTAAATACATTGTATCTCATAGAAAAGTATCACACTTTCATGAAGAGATTTGTGAGATGGTATATAAACACTTACTAGATAGATTTAATCCAGAAGAATTAATGGTAGCGTGCCTTTATACACGTAGAGGAGGATTAGATATTAATCCGATTCGAGCAAACAAACCGGAATTAATAGATTCCAGATTCACTAATGTAGAGTTTCTAAATGAAAAGACTCTAAGACAATAAAAGGAGAAAAAAAATGGCATTAAACAAGCAAGCCGTTCTATCGCTAAGCGGTGGTATGGATTCATCAACAGTTCTGCTACACCTGTTATCCAATGGTTACGACGTAACAGCAGTTAGTTTTGACTATGGACAAAAACATCGTGTAGAATTAGATAGAGCTAAGCAATTAGTAGATTATATTAATAGTAATCAAGATGCTACATATAATGATGTTAAGTACCAAGTTATTAAATTAGACGGATTAGTTGACCTACTTAACTCTAACCTTGTTCAAGGTGGAGCTGAAGTCCCTGAAGGTCATTATGAAGAAGAAAACATGAAAGATACAGTTGTACCTAACCGTAACAAAATGTTCTCTTCAATTATTCAAGCAATCGCTCTATCTATTGCGAACGAGAAAGATTGTTCAGTAGAGATTGCAATGGGTATCCATGCAGGTGATCACGCTGTATATCCAGATTGCCGTCAAGAGTTTAGAGATGCAGATTATGAAGCGTTTAAGCAAGGTAATTGGGAAGCTGAGAAAGTATCGTATGTTACTCCTTACTTATTCGGAGATAAATATGATATCTTGCAAGATGGACAGGTATGCTGCAAGACTCTAAATCTAGATTTTGACGAAGTCTATAAACGTACTAATACTTCATATAAACCTACTGCAGAAGGATTATCAGATTATAAATCTGCATCATCTGTAGAGCGTATTGAAGCATTTATTAAACTAGGTAGAAAAGATCCTGTCGTATATGTAGATGGATGGGATGTTGCAAAAACACACGTAGAAAAATTACTAGAAGCTTATGAGCAATAGAATAGAAGATTACGATAAAATACTTCCAATCAACGAATTATACCGATGTGTACAATCAGAAGGTAGTAGATTCGGAAGACCTACAATCGCCATTAGAGTAACGGGATGTACACACCGTTGCTACTTCGGTGAAGGCGGATGGTGTGATAGCTGGTATTCATCTATTCATCCTGAAAAAGGTAAATTTACCTTCAATGATATTATTAAGATGTATGACGAGAATCCACATGTCAAGGAGATGATGTTAACTGGTGGATCACCAACAATGCAACCAGCATTAGTAAATGAGTTAACACACTTTGCACATGAAAGAGGTATTATTGTTACTATCGAGACTGAAGGATCGCATTTTGTTGAAACCGATTATCCTATTGATCTCATCTCTCTTAGCCCTAAGTTTTCTAATTCCATTCCTGTTGCTGGAGCTATTACGCCTGGCGGGAAGGTTGTTGACCAAAAATTCATCGACATCCACAACAGAAAACGATTGAATATAGATGCTATAGAGAAGACATTAGAGTATCATACAGATTATCATTATAAACCTGTATGGGATGGTACAAGCCCTGGATTGCAAGAGATCGAAGATTTTCGAGTAAAAATGGATATACCTAAAGATAAGACATATATTATGCCTGCAGGAGATTCAAGAGAAGAACTGATAAAGATGTACCCTATGGTATTCGATCTATGTGCAGAATATGGATATAATATGTCAGGACGTGATCATATTATTGCGTTTGATACAAAGAGATCAGTTTAATGAAGTTGTTAATACCAGAATATAAAATCGAGAGACGTGTAAGATCGTTAGCTCATAGGATTTCAGAAGAGCATAAAGCATCAGGTAACTCATATCCACCTGTAATGATATGTGTATTGAATGGTGCATTTATGTTCTTCACTGATCTTATTAAAGATATGGGTATTGATGTTGAGATTGACTTTATCAGAGCTAAATCATATCAAGGTACTGATAACTCTCAAGGCGTTACTGTTACTAAAGATCTAGAGATCGACTTAAAAGGGAAGCGCGTGTATATAGTAGATGATATGATTGATACAGGTGCTACAATGCTAGAGATATTATTTCGAGTAGAGAATAAGATGCCTGTTGATGTTAATATTGTTACTTTAGTCGATAGAGAGAGTAGAGAGAATATGCAGGTAGATCATACTGCTTTCCCTAATATGGGAGAAGATTGGTTTGTAGGATACGGGTTTGATGCTGATGGTCTCAAAAGAAATTATAGAAATATTTATAGCGCAAGTACTGATAGTACTCAAGAGGAATAATATGTTTAAAAATCTATTTAAACGAAAAACTAAAGTAGATAGATTAGAATCTGAATATAAAGCTTTACTAAAAAAAGCGTTCAGATACTCTAAAGTAGATAGAATTAAGAGTGATGAGTATATGTATAAAGCTGAGAAAATTGTACAGCAAATAGCTGCACTCACAAAAACTAATGATTAAGGTTGGTTGTTTGATAAACATTTCTTATATTAATGTAAATGGTGTCGTAGTTCCACCAGTAATAAATAAAACAGAGGAGTAACGTGGATAATAAAAATAAGGAAACAAAGATGACAGATAAATACGAATGGGTAGGTGATGCTGATTCCCATACCGAAGCTCAACCTAACGAGCATTCTGTAAAGTATGTAGAACCAGATAGAGAGTATGATAATGAATACTCACCAGGTAAAGAAGATATTGCTACTTTCCCTGATTTACAAAATGGACCTTCATCTCTAATTCAAGGTGCACCTGTTGCGATTCAGCAAGTAGGTATCCATAACTTTAGATTACCATTAAAGTATCAGAAGAAAGATGGTGGTGATATTGAGTTAGAGACTAAAGTTACAGGTACTGTATCATTAGCTGCTCATAAGAAAGGTATTAATATGTCACGTATTATGAGATCTTTCTATGAGTTTAAAGATGATTACGTGTATGATAATTTAGATGAGATCTTGCTCAAGTATAAAGATAATTTAGAATCATTTGATGCTAAGATTGGATTACATTTCTCATACCCTATCCTACAACCATCGTTAAGATCTGGTAATGCTGGATATCAATATTATAATGTTACATTAGAGGGTAATATTGATGATAAAGGTAAGTTTAAAAAGATACTACATTTTGATTTCGTATATTCATCTGCATGTCCATGCTCATATGAATTAGCAGAGCACGCTAGAAAGTATAGAAATAAAGCTACTGTTTCACACTCACAGCGATCAGTTGCTAGAATATCTATCGAGTTTGATGAAGTTGTATGGATTGAAGATCTTAAAGATATGTGTGATAGAGCTCTTAGAACAGAAACGCAAGTAATCGTTAAGAGAGAGGATGAAATGGCTTTTGCTGAACTCAATGGATCGTATTTGAAGTTTGTAGAAGATGCTGCTAGATTATTATATGAGCAGTTAGCAGAAGATGATAGAGTGAAAGATTTCCGTGTAATATGCTCGCATCAAGAATCTCTACACTCACACGACGCTGTGTCAGTTATTTTAGCTCCTGATAGTAAGTTTAATAGTGATGTACCACATGAGTTGTGGTCAAGTTTAATCCATATTTCTTAAAAGGCTTTTATGTTAAACGCAAATGAAATTAGT